GGCAATCGGAGCAATCATGCCAGCAGTACAGCAGCCGCCCGGCATCATCAGCGGCAACAACATCAGCTATGCGACGTTCTATGTCACTTTTAAGGCAAAAACTCTTGTGCCTGCCGCCGTAAGCCAATAGGTATGCACATAGACACAATCAAATGAATTGCTATGCTAAATGCAAGAGTCCGCAGCTCGTCCCTGCCGCAATAAATCAATCCTTAAATGATTCCAGATTCCGCAAATAAAATGATCGACCCTTCCGCAGACGATGCGGGCAAGGTCACGCTCAAAGCCGTGAGCGTCATCAAGAACGAGTACCACTTTCCCGGCGTTCCGCTTTGGAAACCGCTCGCCGTCATCGCCTCGACGTATGAGGAAGCGCTCGGCATTTGGAAGCAATTGCGAACACCGGTGACGCCGGAACCTGTAGAAGAAAAGGTCGAAGAAGCAGCCAAAGAAACCACTAACAAACAATAGCTATGTCAGTAAAAGGAATCGGGAGGCTATTTAGCCTAGGGGTTGCAAAGGAAACCACGCGCGGCACGGCAATTTCGTCCGCCTCGTACTGGCTTCCGTTCAGCGACGCCTCCATCGAAGAGAAGTTCACTAACGTCACCCAGGACGAGGCATACGGCATCATCGAGGACTCCGTAGGGCAGTTCCGCGTCAAGAACTGGGCGGAAGGCTCGCTCAAGGTCCCGCTCACGGACAAGAGCTTGCCGCTCTTGCTCTATTCGCAGTTCGGCGCGGTTGCCAACGCGACACACTCCGGCGAGACTACCGTGTACGACCACACGATCACGGTTGGAGAATCGGCACAGCACCAATCGCTCACGCTCTTCATCCATGACCCACTTTCGGGCACGGACTACTCGCACGCGCTCGGCGTCATCCATAAGACGGAACTTGACGCAGAACTCAACAAGTTCGTCAATCTTTCCCTCTCTGTCAAGGCGCTCAAAGGCGTCTCGCAGTCAAGTTTCACCCCGTCCATAGTCTCGGAAAATCGCTTCTTGCCGCAGTACATGACCTTCAAGTACGCAACCACGGTATCGGGACTCTCCGGCGCAACTGCCATCGCGTTGAAATCCGTCAAACTTACGATCGACGAGAGCATCGAGGACGACGAGGTATTGGGAAGCATCGCCCCGATCGACTTCCTCAATAAGGAATTCAAGATCGAGGGAACGCTCGAAGCCATCTATCAGAACCTCACGGACTTTAAGACCATCGCCCTTGCCTCGCCAAACGTGCCCCAGGCGATGCTCATCAGCCTCGTGAACACGGACGTGAACATCGGCGTAGTGCCGTCGCATCCGTCAGTCATCGTCACGCTCGATCAGGTCTACTTCACGGAATACTCGCGACCGATCAAGATCAAAGACCTCGTATACCAAACTATTAAGTGGAAGGGTACCTACAATGTCACAAATTCAGAACTTGTCAACATTGTGGTTACGAACAATGTTGCATCCTACTAACTTGCTTTAAATCGTAGTCATGGCATGCTTAGTATATGGCTACAGGATATTGGTTAGGAAAAAGGAGGTCACAAGCGACCAAACGAAAGATCAGCGAGACGAAAAAAGGAAGCATCCCTTGGAACAAGGGCAAGAAGAATTGCTATTCTCCTGATGTCAAAAAGCGCATGAGCGAGTCGCACAAGCAATTGATCGGTCCTAAGGGAAACAATTGGAAAGGTGGAAAAGCGAGACTTCCACGGTGCCTACGCTGTCGGAAGAGGCTCTCTTCCATGAATGGCAAAAGATGCCGAAAGTGCGACATACGCTTCAAGCGATCTCTGAAGGGACCACTGGCGAGACCATGGAAGGGCGGCATAACTCCGATAATGCTCAGAATCCGGCATTGTCACGAAACCCGCCAGTGGCGAGCCAAAATATTCGCCCACGATAAGTTCAGTTGTGTAAAGTGTGAACATCGAGGCGGAACACTCCACGCAGACCACTATCCCAAGCGCTTTGCCAGTATCATCCATAAATACAAAATCAAAACCTTGAGAGATGCGGTTAAATGCAAAGCATTGTGGGATACGAGGAATGGCCGCACACTTTGCAAACCATGTCACATGGAAAGCCACGGACTCCGGAAACAAAAGGTCGAATTAATAAAAGCAGCATAAACCACAATGCCAGAAACAAAATCAATAACAACGCCGAGCGGCGTGCCGATTGAACTCAAGACGTTCCTTTCCGCAGGCGATTTCCTCGACGCGAGCGAAAGCCCCACAGAGCTTTCCAAGGTGCAGCTCAGCAAGCGCATCATGGACGTTGCCGTCGTTTCCGTGAACGGCGTGACGACCGACATTCCCACTGCATTACGATCCCTCTCACTTGCCGACTACATATTCTTAGGCAAGGAAGTGGCAAAACTTGTAGAAGGGGATTTTATCAAGGCGAAGAATCAGTAGACCTCTTATGGCATCGGTTCTTCGCCCAGGGCCGGGCATATCTCCCCCCGAAGATGAAGGCAGCGTTGCTCTGTGATCGCATGAAATGGACGTGGCAGGAATACCGCGACCAACCGCAATGGTTTATCACATCACTGCTCACAATGATCCAAAATGAGACTGAGGAGGCCAACCGCAAGAGTAAGGCATGAACTTGCCAGAAATAAGGTAACAGGGCATAGTTATGGGGTTAAAAGGTCGAAACCAAACCCTACCAATTACATGGAAACATTTTTAATCCTACTCATCTTCGGCGGCGTTCCACTTGCCCTGTTTGCATTCATCATCTTCGGAGCGATACATCGCTCACGGCAGCACAGGAAAATCGTGTCCGCAGCAGAAAAATATATCCACTCATAACACCTCATGGAAGAATCCGAGCTTCAAATCCTCATATCAGCGGTTGATGAAGCATCGGAAACGATGGCTGCAGTTGGCGAGTCCATTACCGGAATGGCCGAGGAAGTATCCACGGCCACCGATGCTGCTTCTGCGAGCTTTGCCGAGTTTGGCTTGCAGGTCAATGCGACCACGGGCGAAATAGAGAACGCAGTGCTCACGCAACAACAGTCCTTCGACATGATGACGGAGGTAATACAGACGGACGTTGCCGAGATCCAAGACCTTATCCTTTCCGAGGGCATATCGTTTCAGGAGGCCTCCGCCGTCATCGAAGAGGCGAACGCGCAGGTCGCGGTTTCGAGCGAGGAAACAGCCACGGCTTCCGCAGGTGCCTATGCCGGGCTTGCCGCCATCGCGGGTATCGGGTTTCTCGCCATCAAGGGCGCAATAAGCGATGCGGTATCGTCTGCAATGGAATGGGATGAAACGTCCGCCGTCATCGCGCAAACCCTCAAAGACACCGTGTCTTCAATCCCTCTGTCGCAGGTGCAGGCATACGCGCAGCAGATCCAAGCAACCACACTCTTCACACAACAGGATGTTCTTCAGTCCGAAGAACTTATCTTGACCCATAAAGACCTTCAAGCATCGTTCGAGTCCGTCACTTCGCTCGCGACCGATCTGGCGACGAAGATGGGCACTAACCTTCCCGCCGCGACGAAAATCTTGACGAATGCGCTGTCCGACCCTGTGGCCGGCATCAACCAGCTCATCCGTCAGGGCAACGTGGATTTCCCGGCGGCCACCGTGACCATGATCGAAAATCTGGCCAAGGCAGGGGACACAGCCGGGGCCGATACGGTCATTTTGAACGCGCTTAATACTTCTATCGGTGGCGTAGCCACTGCCGCGGCAGGTGCGCCAGGCGCAGCGCTCACGCAGTTGAGTAACCAATTGACCGCGTTAGGGACCATAATAGGAAAGGATCTTCTTCCGCTACTCGACACCATAGCCACAGACCTTGAACCGATTATCCAAGACGTAGACGCGTGGGCTGCGGCGCATCCGAAACTCACCGACGCCATCGTGCTTGGCACCGCCGCGCTCGCCGCCTTGCTCCTTCTGGTCGGCCTCGTTGGCGTTGCCATCATCACCGTAACTCCGGTCGTCGAAGTGATTGGCGTTGTTATTGCCGCGCTTACATCCCCCATTTCCCTCGTCGTTCTCGCTATCGTCGCCCTTGCCGCCGCCGTGTATTTCAACTGGAACCTCATCCGCACTGATACCGAGACAGTCTGGACGGACATCAGCAATTTTATAAGCGCCATCTGGACCACCATCCAAAATACCGTCAAGACTGGCATTGACTATGTCATTAGTGCCATCAATGGCTTCATCAACGCGCTCGACGCGATCCATATTTCCATTCCTTCAATTTCGATCCCTGGCACGAAGCTCGCGACGCCTGCGATCAATCTCGGCTTCACCATTCCTGACATCCCCATGCTTGCTGAGGGAGGATTCGTAACACAGCCGACGCTCGCCATCATCGGCGAAGCTGGCCCCGAAGCGGTCATGCCTCTGTCACGCATGGGAACCGCTAACGGCGGCCCCGGCGGCCAACAGATCGTCATCAACATCAACGGCGGTAATTATCTCGACAGCCAGGGCGCAACCATGATCGGCAACGCCCTGGCCAAGCAGATCATCCAGCAGATTCGCGTAAGGAATTATCAACCATAGGTCATGGCCAATCCGGTCTACATTCTTGACAACGGCACCGATATTTCAAGCTCCATCGACTGGAAAAGCGTGGACATGGTTTCGGTTTTGACGAAGGAGGTGGGGACACTTTCCTTCAGTATCCGTGAGGGCGTCGGCCAGACCTATCCCGCGAAGACCGTACCCGCCATCGGCGACACCGTGGAGATGTTCGATTCGTCCGGCATCATCTTCGGCGGGACGTGCACCGAGCGCGAGCCCATCATCTCCGGCCTCATGATCACTTGGCAGATCACCTGCACGGACTGGGGATTTCTCATGGACGGAACCCTCGTCAAAAAGAACTATTCCGGCGTGGATCCCTCCGTCATCGCGATCGACATCATCAACACCTTCTGTGCGGGGAAGGGAATCAATGCGGCTACCGTGGCGGACGGCGGCCACGTTCAAGTGGGCAATTTCAACGTGCCGACGATCCAATTCAATTATCAACAGCCGTCAAAGGCCTTGCAGTCTCTTGCAAAACTTATCGGATGGGATTGGTTCATCGACCCGCAGAAAAACCTCTATTTCTTTCTCGGCGATGTGGACGATGGCAGCGGAGGCGGTGCTATCGGCGATGGAGGCGTCGCACCGATCTTAATTGATGCAATCTCTGGCGATGTCATGTGGAACACGCTCGACATCGACCTCAACATCACGAACATGCAGAACAGCGTGTACGTGATCGGCGGGACGTATCTCAAAATCTTTACTGCCGGCAACACAATCGACTCGTACCTTACGGACGGCGTGCAGCAATCGTTCCCGACCTCCTACGCCTACACGGATGCCACCATAGTGGTCACCCTCGATGGCGTGCCGCAGACGGTCGGCATACTGAACCAGGTCACGGATCCGCTCGCCTTCGACGTCCTCTACAGCGGCCCGGACAGGAACGTCCAGTTCACCGGCGGCGCACCTTCGTCAGGACAGACCGTCCTGATCTTCGGCAACGCGCAAGTCCCTATCATCGCCAATGCCCAGAATGCCGGCAGCATCGCTTCCTACGGCGTTCGGGAAGGCGTGATAAAAGATGCGAAGATCACAAGCGTTCCCGAAGCGTTCCTCCGCGCCCAAGCCCAGATCGGGCAGTTCGGCCACCCGGTCTACGACCTCAAAGTAACGACCCTTGTGCCCGGATGCCGCATCGGACAGACCATTCTGGCGAACGTCCCGTCCATGGGCATCTCGGCCTACGCTCTCG